GCTGAGCACTACACGCCGGAGCAGCGCGAAAAGATTGCGGCCAGCTATCCGGCCCATGAGCGTGAAGCGCGCACCAAGGGCGTGCCTTCAATGGGTTCGGGGCGCATCTTCCCGGTTGCGGAAGAGAGCATCGTTGTTGATCCGATGGAGATCCCGAAGCACTGGGCGCGCATCGCCGGTCTGGACTTTGGCTGGGACCATCCGACCGCTGCCGTTGAACTGGCATGGGACCGTGACGCTGACGTGATCTATCTCACGAAGGACTATCGCCAGCGTGAGGCGACACCGATCATTCACGCGGCTGCCGTCAAGCCATGGGGTGACTGGCTCAACTGGTCATGGCCTCACGATGGCAACAACGACACAGCGGCAGGTGAGAACCTCGCCAGTCAATACACAAAGCAAGGCCTGAACATGCTGCCTGAAAGGGCAACAGACGAAAGCGGGTCCAACAGCGTTGAAGCTGGCCTGATGGACATGCTGGACCGGATGCAGACCGGGCGCTGGAAAGTGTTCCGCACCTGCACGTCATGGCTTGAAGAGTTCCGGCTCTACCATCGGAAAGACGGCAAGGTCGTGAAAGAGCGTGACGATACGATTTCGGCCTCACGATATGCGCTGATGATGAAGCGCTTTGCAGACGTGCCGAAAGGCAAAGACAACTGGAAATTCACGGCACGGAAGGTGATCTAACCCATGGCTGAAAAGGACATTCCCAGCCGTGTGCGTGCTTTGGTGCGTGATTGCGAGGATTACCGGGACGAGCGGTCACAGGACCGGCTCAAGGCCATGGCGTTTTATGATGGCGACCCAGAAGCGGTCCCATTCCAGAAGAACCGTTCGTCTGTCGTCACCCGTGACGTGCGCGCTGCGATCAAGAAGGTTTTGCCTGCCATCACGCGGGTTATCCTCGGCGGTGACAAGGTTGTTGAATATCAGCCGGTCGGCCAGAACGACGAACAGACAGCCCAGCAGGCCAGCGATTACGTCAACCTGGTTATCATGGACGAATGCGGAGTTCGTCAGGCCATTCATGACGCTGTGATGGATGCGCTGAAGCTGCGCAATGGCATCCTGCACTGGTACGTTGACACCAAGATTGAGATCAAGACCAGCGAGCACAGCGGCCTTGACGAAATGGCCTTTGCCCAGCTTGTCGAGCCTGATGACGTTGAGGTGCTGGAACACAGCGCACGGCAGGAGATGGTTGACGGGCCACAGGGCCAGATGCCGATTACGGTTCACGATGTCAAAATTCGCCGCAAGTCCACAAAGAAGAACATTCGCGTTGCCGCTCGCCCGCCTGAAGAGTTCCTGATCCACTCCGACGCGGTGACGCTTGAAGACAGCCCGATTGTCGGCGTCAAGACCAAGATGCGCCGCACTGATCTGGTGGCGATGGGCTACGATGCCAAGCGCATCCGTGAACTGCCCATTTCGGAAGGCGACGAAAGCGCGGAAGAGTTCGAGCGGCTGGAACGTCGCGACGTCATCGAAGGCCGTGACGGTGACGACCTGCACTGGACCACGCAAGAGATCGACTACTACGAACTGTATGTTCGGATCGATCAGGATGATGACGGCATCGCTGAACTGCGGCGCATTGTTTATGCCGGTTCAATCTCCGAACAGAACGAACTTGAAAACGACGAATGCGATGAAGTGCCGTTCGCGTCGATTGTCTGCGAACGCCAGCCGCACCAGTGGGAAGGCGTGGCAATCTCGGATGACCTGATCGAATTGCAGCGCATCAAGACGGTGCTGCTACGTAACACGCTTGATAACCTTTACTGGCAGAACAACCTTCAGCCGGCCATTCAAGAGGGCGCGGTATCCAACCCCGAGGCGGTGCTAAATCCAGAGTTCGGCCTGCCAATCCGCATCAAGCAGGGCTTCAACGTCCGTGATGCGGTTCAGTATCAGGTGGTGCCCTTCGTCGCGAAGGAAAGCTTCTCGATGCTGGAATATCTGGACGCCGAAGCGGCTGACAGAACCGGCATCAACGAAGCATCGAATGGCCTTGCACCGGACGCTTTGCAGAACATGACGGCTAAAGCCTCTGCGATGATCGAGCAGGGCGGTGTTGCCCAGACTGAGATGATGGTGCGCACGATTGCGGACGGTCTCAGGGCCATGTTTCAGGGGCTTCTAAGGCTGGTCATTCGCCACCAGGATAAGCCCCGCACTGTCAAGCTGCGTGGCGAGTGGGTGGAGTTCGATCCGCGCCACTGGAATGCGGAAATGGACGCGACGATCAATGTCGGTCTGGGTGCCGGCACTCGTGAACGTGACATGATGATGATGCAAATGATTATCGGGCTTCAGGAGCGGATTGTCGCCACGCTCGGCCCTGACAATCCATTCGTCAAGCCTGAGAACGTCTATAACTCATTTGAAGAGCTTGTCCGTGCGGCTGGCATCAAGACGCCTGACCGGTTCGTGACCAATCCGGACCCGCAAGAGGTTGCGGCACGTCTGGAAATGGCCCGCAACAAGCCAGACCCTGAGATGATTAAAGCCAACGCGGCGATGCAGGTTGAGCAGATGAAGGCTCAAATCGCAATGCAGGCAAAACAGGCTGACATGGAAGTGCAGACGAACAAGGAACGCGCCCAGATGGAGGCTGACCTTCGCGTTAAGGCGGCTGAAATGGAAAAGGACGCCATTGCGCGCCGTGAGCAACTGGAAGCCGACGCCATCAAGGAAGAGCAAAAGGCGAACCTTGAGCGCGAAAAGATGGCGCAGGCCCGTGAACTGAAACTACTTGAACTGGCACAGCAGCGTGAACTTGCCGTCATGTCGAGCGGCGGCGGTGAACAGGCCGAAAGTGGCGTGCAACAGGTGATCGAAGCCATCCAGATGCTCACCAATCAGGTTGAGGGCATCGGCGCACGCGATAGCGCACCCCGTCGCATTGTCCGTGATCCGGTGACTGGCGACATTGTGGGCGTTGAGGTTGACGGCGGATCTGCAAGGCGTGTCGTGCGTGATCCTGCATCGGGTGACATCATCGGCGTGGAGACGATCCAATGACCGTCTCGCTCAAGCATGGTTTCAACAGCGCGATTGCAGACGACCCGGCATCGGTAACGGCTGGCCATGTCCTGCCGTCTCACTGGAATGCCGAACACACGCTGACGGCGGCTGCGAATAGCGTCGTTGCCCGTGCGGCGGCGACTGGTGGCGCGGTGACGGATGTAACGCTGTCTGCCAGCCAATTGCTAGGACGTGGCGCGACGGGTGACGTGGCTGCGATTACGCTCGGCACGAACCTGAGCATGTCGGGTGCGACGCTGAACGCATCCGGTGGCGGTGCAACCCACTTCATTCCGTATTCGTTCTGAGGACAATCAGACATGGCAACCACACCCAACTTTGTCGCAACGCCTCGCATGTATCGGGGACGCGCGACGGCAGCGAACACCGCACGCGACGGAACCGGAACGATTGTTGACATCGTGCCGACCGCTTCCGGTGCTCGCAAGATTGAACGCATCGAAATCACGGCAGAAGGCACGACGACCGCAGGCATGGTCCGCATTTTCCTGCACAACGGCACGGACTACAGGCTTTTGCGTGAAGTGCTGGTGACGGCCATTACGCCATCGGCCACGGTCGCGGCCTTCACGACGCAGATTGACCTAAGCACGGCGGGGCAGGTGTTGACGCTTGAAAGCACGCACAAGCTGGGCTTTGCGCCACACAATGCCGAGACATTCGTCGCCCACGCATTCGGCGGGGACTTCTGATGTATCGCGGCCTGCTAGGACTGCCGGCAACCCTGGACAAGGCGCGGGTTGACAACAATGCTGCCACCTCTGCCCCAACTGTCAGAAACGACAACACGCAGGGCTATGCGGTCGGCTCACGCTGGCTGTGGGCGGCACGCGGGATGGAGTGGGTTGCGCTTGATGTGACGGCTGGTGCGGCGCGGTGGGAATTGGTGCGAAATTTCGCGTCTAACTTTCCAAAAACCATACAACGCAGGATGGCGAATAACATCGGTTCAAGCTCTATCGGTCCATCGGAAGAGGTTTTCGACGGCACTTTATCAAATGTCTCAGTTACGGATCGACCTTATACCGGGCGGATGGCAACTGCCGCCACAGTCGATGCAAGGGCCTCTCACGGGTTAAGACTAAATAAAGATGGCGAAAACCGCTTTGTAATCCCTTCGGCAGGGAACAACAGGTTTCCGCCTAGAATGCTGACAATGGAGTTTTGCTTTCCAGATGCCAGTTATGGATCAGGTTCAACGGGGTCTCGTATCGTCGCGGGGTTCTTTGGAGGCACAAACTTCGGGTGGATAACGGACCATGCACTTGGGCAGTCCGGTGACGCTGCGGAAGCGGCAGGTATGTGGCTGCGATACGATACGAACGCAAGCGACACAAACTGGCAGCTTGTCCGTCGTGGCACTGCTGTATCAAGTGCAGTCGTTTTGGACACAGGCATACCCTTCGTGTCCAGTATGACTGACTTATGGAACCTCACTTTTATCAATGACAGGCCAAATGAAGTAAGAGTTATTCTTTCCAGACCTGAGACTGGCACTTACTGGACAAGTTTGATTACAACTTCTTTGCCAACAGAAGTGGAGTTTGCCGTTTTTGGGGGATGCGTCAGGACATTAACTAACGTGGCCAGAAACTACGGATGGGCGTCAGATAGTGTGATGGGCGGGGTTATGGCATGACCGACATGATTTTAGTCGCCTGCCCTTTTGGCCCTGATCCTTGCATCATTTTGCGGGCTGCCATCGTCAACCGCGTGACGGCGATTGATGCCGGGTCGAACTTCAAAACAGGGGAAACCGCATACACGCTTTTCGTGCCGGCCACACATGAGGCTGCGGTGCGAGCGCTGGTCGCTAATCCGCCGACAACCGCGCCTGATCCAATTCCTGAAAAGGTGACGGAAACCCAATTCATGCGCGCCGCTGTCAAGGTCGGCATCGTCACGACAGCAGAAGCCAAAGCCTATCTGGCGCGCGGTGTCATTCCGGCATTTGTGGAAACGGCAGTTGCTCAAATTCCAGCCAACGTGCGCACGGATGCAGAATTGAAGATCATCGGTTCCGACACCTTCCACCGGGCCGATCCCGTATTCGCAATGCTTATCGCGGGTGGAGCCGCGACATCTGAGCAGGTTGATGACCTGTTCCGCCTCGCCGCAACCCTCGACTAACCAGACAGGAGACCAACCGTGTCAGCCTCAAATGCCTTTGAAACATCGCTCTTGCAGCACATCTTCCAGAACTCGGCAATCGCCAACATCGGCGACGTGTCGGGCCTGCCTGCCTCCGCTACTGCCGGTTCATTGTATGTGTCGCTGCACACGGCTGATCCTGGAGAAGCCGGCGCGCAGAACACCTCCGAGGTTTCCTACACCGGATACGCTCGGCAGGCTGTTGCCCGCTCCGGTTCCGGCTGGGTGGTGTCTGGCAACAACGCATCCAACGCGGCGGCGGTTGCATTCGGGCCTTGCACGGCTGGCTCGGCGACGATTACCCATTTCGGCATCGGCACGGCATCTTCGGGCGCTGGTG